ATTGTAACCATAGTGAAGAGGTAATAGTGCGGGAGTACGAAAATATAAAAGAATATATAAACGACTAAAACATGCGAAACAAACTAGAATACATAAAGAACACGTGGACTTATAACCATAAAACTGCTATAATAGCGTTAAGTCTAGCCCTTGCACACATTGCCCCGCTCATACCACTACCAACATTGCAAGCCAACACAATAGAATACACAAAACCTTCACCAACTTACTCTATTGACACAGAAATAGCAAAGCGAACTATCCAACTATACGAACAAAACCGCGACACAGACCTTGAGAAATACCGCCTTGATGCCATAGGACAAATAAACAAGGAACTACAACAAAAAGTATATAAGAGCGACCACGTTGACTATAAAGAACTTAAAGCAAAGTACGGTTATTAAGATTATGTGAATAAAGCCTTGTAACAGGGGCTTTTTTCGTGTATCATACTAGTATATGAGTACTAACGAACAGACAACAACCGCCACAAGAACTCCCCGCCGAACCAAAGAAAATACTACACCAACCTTACGGCAAAGAAGACTAGCAAAGGCAATAGTAGACAATATGCAAAGCGGAAAACAAACCGCCAAGGCAGAACTACTAAAACAAACAGGATATGGCACAGGACTACAGAACCAACCAAAGAGGGTGTTGGAAAGTGTCGGCACAGTAAAAGCATTGGAAGAGTTAGGTTTTAATGAGGAAACAGCAAAAAATGTAGTAGCAGAAATACTTACAGATAAGAAGGCTAAACATGGTGATAGATTGAAAGCAAGTGATATGGTGTTTAAAGTTCACGGAACATACGCCGCTGAAAAACACGTGAGTTTAAACATAGATACAACAGTAGATAATGAGCGTATCATCGAACTAGCCAATAGGCTACGTAACGCCTAAAACTAGCCCTACACGCTGTTTAAATAGCAAACAGGATATACCCTACCACTAGGGTATTTTCTTTACTTATACAAGCGTATACAAGGGCATATGCTAGCAAGCCTACACACACAGCTAACATAGCTCTTATGTAGAGCCATAGATTGATTAATGTCGCACAATATACATTTCGCGACAATAGATTATAATTAAATAAATTTATATAAAACCCTGAGGGGACCCTAGGGGGACTATCAACTACCCTATAGGTACCTGCTTCTATATATTTAATGCTTATTTGTACCTTACTATCCATATCTTCTACTCTCTCCTCTACCTATCCATAAACTGGATACCCCTAATCTATCCTTATTCTTAGCCCTAGTATCTTTTTTCCAAACCCCCACTACCCTAAACCCCATAAAAAAAATTATTGATTTTTAACTCTCTATCATCAATGTATATCACCTATGTATATCATCTGTGAATAGCGTATATGTATATCATTGCCGATATACGGTAGTGTATATGTATGAGTTATATAGATATAAATGCCTATAATTGCACCTGTGAACGTTGTAACCACACGTGGGGTGCGTTTAAAATCCCCCTTACTTGTGCTAAATGTAGAAGTCCCTACTGGGATATACCCAAGACCCCCGAGAAACCTATGGCGGTTTTGCCTGTTGTAGAATTACCTATAGAAAAAAAATCGGCGGAGGCTTCGCCTTCTGTAGATAAGAAAGAGTCTATTGACTTGTTGCGGGCTTTGATGACGGCTGTACCAGTTCATCAACCTGTTGCTCCTGAATATCCTAAACCTCAAATACCAGTCGACCAACCAGATTATTATTCGGAACCAACAGTGAACTACGATTAGTATGGCTCGGTATCTTTTTGAAAATTGTGCGGAGTGCTTTGCACTATTTGAGAAAGACCCAGATTCTTCAAATGCCTTGTGGTTGAAGCGTAAGTGGTGTTCCAAGTCCTGTGCGTTAAAGGGAAACAAACGTACACTTGGAATGTTTTTAGGGGAATCTAATCCTAGTTGGAAAGGTGGAATCACACCGATAAATGCCCTTATCCGTTCCAGTACACCTATGGTTGATTGGCGGAAGGCAGTGTTTAAACGTGACGATTATACTTGCCAAGGTTGTAATGAACGAGGAGGAAAACTACACGCCCACCATATTAAAGCGTTCTCTGCCTATCCTGAACTACGTTTTGAGATAAGTAATGGACAAACACTTTGTTATTCATGTCACCGTAAAACTGATAATTATGCAGGAAAAGGAATTCACAGATGAAGAAATTCTAGCGGCGGCTGAGTTATACCCGTCACTATGGATTTTAAAATATAATATGAAGAACGAGGTAGGTGTACCTCTAGACTTTGTTAAAAGAAGGTTTTTGAAGGATATGTATGATGATTTGTCCCCAAGACAGGCGATTTTAAAACCACCTCAGGTGGGTATGACCGTTATGAATGTCCTTAAAACATTTTATGTCGCTAAGAAGCATAAAAGACAGACAATCTACACTCTCCCTACTGACGGAGATATTAAAGACATGGTAGGTGGTTCCTTCAATAGAATCATTGCCCAGAACCCTATTCTTATGGACTGGGTAAAGGACAAGGACACTATCGAACAGAAAGCCGTTGGAGACTCTATGGTGTTCTTTCGTGGTACCTGGACAAGCCGTGCCGCTATGATGGTTCCTGCTGGTCTCCTAGTCCACGATGAAATAGATGCTTCCGACCCTGATACCATCAATCAGTATCAGACTAGACTCCAAGCCCAAGAAGACGGAGGTTGGACTTGGGTCTTCTCCCACCCCTCTCTCTCAAACCACGGTGTAGACATCTATTGGCAACAATCCGACCAAAAGGAATGGTACATCACCTGTCCTCACTGTAACGAAGACCAAACCTTAACTTGGCCTGACTCTATCGACCCTGAACGTAAATGCTATCAATGTAAAGAATGTAAAGGAGAAATCGATAACCACACCAGAATCAATGGCAAGTGGAAGAATAAATACGGAGTAGCTTGGGACGCTAAACCCCTTAAAGGCACCGTCTCAGGTTGGCATGTCTCCCAGCTAATGCTCTACAACAAATCCGCTGAAGATATTCTCAACGCCTTTAACGACCCTCAGAAAGACAAACAGTACTTTTATAACTACGTACTCGGTCTTCCTTATATCGGTTCCGATGACCGTATTGAACCTGAAGTAGTCCTCCGTAACTGTGAAGATGTAGTAAACCCCCAAACCTCCAGAGTAATCATCGGAGCTGACACAGGACATGGAATCCATTATTGTCTAATGAACACTGAGGGAGTTTTCTACTACGAACACGCCACCCTCGCCCAATACAAAGACCCTTACGATAGAATCGAGGAACACCTAAAGAAGTATTCCCGTTCCATAGCCATGTTCGACCAAGGGGGAGACCTTATCGGTGTCCGTAAACTCCAAGCCAAATACCCTGGTAGAGTTTTCCTTTGCTGGTACCGTAAAGACCGAAAGACCGTAGACCTCGCCACTTGGGGACAACATGAGGAATATGGAAAGGTAATCATAGACCGTAACCGCCTCATGACCCTGCTTGTAGAACAGATGAGAGACACAGGCAGAATCCGCCTCAATGGAAGTGTAGAAGAGTGGGACGAGTTCGCTTCTCACTTCGGCTACATCTACCGTGAACAGATAAAGACTAAAGAGATGAAAGATAAAGACGACCGCTCTCTTTACTCCACTGAGTACGTCTGGAAGCGTAACGGTCCTGACCACTATGTTCATACCTTAATGTATGCCTATGTCGGACTGCAAAAGTTCGGAGGTGGTGAAGCGGCGATTATCACAGGAGACAGACTCTTCAGCGTCCCCACAGGAATGACTACTGACCAAAGCAATTACATTCCCCCTACCGCTTTCTCCGATTCTGAATATCAAGTAGACCTGTGACTGTGAAAATAACTTATTACATTATTAAAATACTCTAGTACCATTACCTCATGGCTAACCCTACCGACCCATTCTCATTAAACATTCAAGGTGTGTCTGACCTTGTGTCTAATGAAACTAATAAAACAGACTTTACTCGTAACGGATTAGACGAAGGACCAGTGGGAGAAAAGTACGGAGCATTAGCTCTTTCGATGTCTGATGAGGAACTTCTTAAACTCCGTGATGAGTGGGAACTTCGCTATGCTCCTTATGAATCAAAGATTAAAGCTATCTTTGAACGTAACAAGGAATCCTATATTGGTAAACGACCTAATGGACAATGGCTAACTGACTCCGACCTACCAATCTCCGCTAACCTTCAATTTGAAGCCGAAGAAACATTTCTAGCTTCCGCCCTTTCAAAGAACCCCGAACCAGTAGTCTATTCTGACGATACCCCAGAGGGAGACACTATTTCCCGTTCCGTTCGAGTAATGCTCCAATACCACGCTGACCAATTAGTAATGAGACGCAAGCTTGCTCTCATGGTACGTCAATGGTCTATCTACCACTTAGGCGTTCTTAAACATGGCTGGAATAAACAAGTTAATGATGTCACGATTGATAATCGTAAGA